TCCTGCATAATCTATAAATGATATCTCATCACCAATACTGCCTGCAGGTAAATCCATCTCTATCGCACCACTTGTAGTATTAATAAAATAACCTTCACCTGCCACTGCAGTGAAACCAGAAGTTTTGACTGCTTGCCATGATGTGCCACCTGATACTTCAGCAAATGATAACTGACCAACACCTGTTGTGCCTGAACCAGATACTGATGCTACTTTTAAAAATCTGTCTGCTGTTACGTTTCCTGTTGGAAATTTAAGTGTGTATGATTGACCTGAACTGTGAGGAGGTGATTGTAGTTTAATCCCGTGGGAATTAGATTCACAATTAAGCTGGACAGTTCCTGGATTTGTTGCACCAAGAACTTCTAAAAATCCTGTTCCTTTTGGACCAACTTTTAAAGTTACGTTTGAATCACCACCAGTCGCTGTAATTGATGGCGCATTACCTGTTGCAGCGTTTGTTATATCAATCTGGTTTACTGCAGACGAAGTTGTTTGAAATATTATCTGTTCGTTTCCATTCTCATCATTGATTCCATGCGCATCATCAAATGCAATATTAAAATCGTTTGTATCTAGATCGCCACCTAATTGTGGTGATGTATCGTCTACAACATCTCCACCAGTCTGAATTTCGATCATCTTAGGATTTGTCGTATCTGGACTACCGGATGCAAAAATTATGGCTGTTTTTTTCTGTGTAGCTCCAAAAGTAAAGCTATCACCAGATCCTGTAACGTATTTAAATTGAACTGTATAAGAACCTGTGCTTGAATTTTTTAATATATAAAAATTTTGTACGTCGTTTGGAATTGTAACCACTGCGTTACCAGATAAAGACCCAGTAAATTCTATCATTCTATGAGCAAGAACTGCACCAGTTGATCCATCAGAAGCACTTAAAGTTACAGTTCCACCACTAGTTAAAGCTTGTTGTGTAAAACCACCGGCTATCTGCTCGATAAGTTGTAAATTAGTATTGGTTTTTGTACCCCAAGTACCCGCATTTTCACCGGTTGCCTGAAGTTCTACCCCTAGGGGTGTAAATGTTGATGCCATAAAAAAATTCTCCTACGCTGCTACATCGTTATAACTTGTATTTGATCCAGTTGCAACATCCGAATATGTATCGTTCGAACCCGTTGAGACGTTACTATACGACGTATTAGAACCGGTGTCAACATCGCCATATGCAAAGATATCTACAATTCCCACAGCAGATGTTATTGAAAAACCATCTAATCCAATGGTAACGTCATTTAAAGAAATAGCACCAACACTAGCACTAAATGATTGACCGGTTAACCCCAGACCCTCTTCTATCGTTAAAGAGCCAACACTAGATGTCATGCTTAAACTCGATGGTTGAGCTATGGCACTACCTAATCCTACAATAGTTCCTTGACTAAATGTTGCCTCTACACCTGAAAGCTGAACCACATCATTTGGTATTATTACCGAACCAAGACTAGCATTAAATGATACACCTGTTAGAGAAGCCTCCGTTGTAGAGCTTGCTGTTGCAGTTCCTTGTGCTGATGTAATAGATAAACCAGACGGTAATGCAGTCTCATTGGGTGCAATCGCTGTCCCTTGACTTGCGGTAAATTCTTGACCTGTCAAACCAATTGTTAGATCATTGACAGTTAGAGAACCAACAGAAGATGTTATGGATTGACCTGTCAATCCTACCTGCATGTCTACTACAGAGACAGAACCAAGTGATGATGTGGTTGATAAACTTGTTTCTATTACAACAGGAACAAAAGCCTCTCCTTGTGAAGATGTGATCTCAAAACTTTGTGGAGTTATTATTATGTCAGGAATATCAACCGAGCCAACGCTGGCTGACATTGATAAACCCGTTGGAAATATAGTTGCATCTTTGAGCTCGCCCCACTCACCATCATTCCAGGCTTGTGCACCCCAACCTGTTTTAAGAGTTGTGCTTTCGCTCCAATAAGCTTGGCCCCAGGTAAACCGGCCCCATCCTGAGTTTACCGACATGGTCGGCCTCCTATGCTAATCTGATTATTGCTGAAGAAGAATCGTTTGTAGGAAATTCTATTTTAAAAGTTCCGTTACTTGCAGTCTTATCACCGCCAAAAGCTATGACCGCAACAGCATCAGTTGTTCCTGAACCACCATTTGTTGTTGTGTTATAAATTAAGGCTCCATTTGCAGTGAAAGAAGCTGATGAAAAAGTTACATCAGAAAAATCTGTAAATGCAGTCGTGCTGGTTAATCCAACTCCAGTGTTAGTTAAAGTTGCACCGCCTGCAGAATATGCAGAACCTGACGTGTTTGTAATTTCTTCTGATGTTGAATAGTCTGTTGTAGCAGCACCTAAACTAGCATCACTATCATATAATGCAATTTTAAAAGTATGACCACCTGAAGATTCAAAACTGTGTTTACCTTGTAAAAGTTCTTGTTTAAAACTTGAACATATTGCTGATGATATTGCCATAATTTATTCTCCTACGGGTTTGCTGAGGTTACTGGTATACGAACAGCGCCATCAGTGTAGTCGTCTCTTCGTCTTCTACCAACTTGCTCGTTAGCAAACTTCTGTACCTCTTGTTTATATTTATTTTCATACAAAGTCAACATGTCTATAGGGCCTTTTAAAAACCCATATGCCTCTGATAGACAACAATATAACAATCCGTTTGGAAAATTAAGACTGATATAATTAGTGCCATTATCTTCTAAAAGATCAGGCATTTTGTTAAAATGAACCCTAAATCTATAAGTTGTGTTCGGAACTGGGGCTACAAATATTCTTCCTGAGTTAGTGTCGGCCTCACCTGTGGCACCACCAAACATCGCATAATATTTAGGTTGACCTTGAGCTGCAGATGTTCCTGTAACATCTTGATACTCTTGAAGATAGGTTACATCTTTTTTCTCTAGCCATCTGTTAGCTCCTGTAATTGCTGATCCATTTGTATCGTAAACCTGTATGCCTCTAATAAATACAGCTCCCGCAGGACAGTTAATAGACTCCTGTCCAGCAACAAAATTACCTAATTGTTGTTTCCTGTCTGCATCGATGGGCACATCTCTGAATATTCTGTACTGTGCATTTAATATAATATTCTCTAAAACAGCATCTGTTAAAACATTAGAGTCTGTTTCGGTATAACTTTTAATCTGTGTTTTTAATCCTGATGCACTTAATCCAGCCATTATGCTACAATCTCCTGACATCTAGGACAGGATTTTCTAAATCTAGTATGTCCTGAACAATGTTTTTTAAGTTCATCTTCATTTTTAAGAACAAGAATATCAGGCTTTGGAACTTTAGTATAATATTCTACGTGTTCATCCTCCGGACACTCACATTGTTTAACACCTATTATTTTACAAAATAAATTTTTAATCCATTTAATCATGCCGTTACTGTTACTGGTCCTGCTGATGCAAAACCACCTCCTCCTGTCTCAGTTATACTAGATGTTGTGCCTGTTGCAAAGGTATAATTATCATCATTTGTTTTTGTAATTGTGTATCCTGCAGCCAGATTTATTGTTGCCGCAGCAACACCTCCAACAACTCCCGCGTTTCTAAATCTTACAGTATCTCCTGTAGATCTGCCATGATCTGGTTCGTTAACAGATATCGTTGTAGATCCGTTTGTTGTAGTAAATGCGTCTAACGGTAATATATTAGGCACAGCCGTCTCTGTTCTATCAGGTCTGACGTTTCTCAAAGATATAGAATCACCATTCATAGGTTTTGGTTCCAATTGTGGTTGCTTTGGTTCAAACTCAGATACATGCACAAAAGATCCATTCCATTCTCTTACCATTTCTCTGTAAGGAAACTCCATACCAGATCTGTCTGATATTGCTCTTGCGTATTTACCTGTCGCGTATTTTGCCATTATGCTCCTGGGTAATAAGCTTTAGGTGTGATGTGTGTGCTTGAAGCCGAACCATCCTCTGCTAAAGCTCTTGCAAACTCATCCTCGTAAGCTAGTTTTGTGGCCTGAAGAAGTTGCGGTTGATATTTTTGCGCTAGATAATATGCAAGTCCTGACACCATACAAGGCACAAATCTAAATGGTACATCAGTTGCATTTGTATAATCTCCAACATCTTGTATTCTTTTTATAAAAAAGAAGTGCATATCTTTTGATGCGTTTGTAGAATCAGGTGTAGGATAAATGTGTATCGTAACCTTATCTATAAACCTTTCTACCCAATATTGATTAGGTGTACCTTTGGATAATTTGTTTGAGAATCCTGCATATGTGGATCTATCCACCTTTGTCATCGGACTATCTGATTGTGTTGTCTGAGTTCTATTAGATCTTAATTGTGCCTCAAGGACATCGGATATACCAAAC